GTATCCAGACACACTCCAAGTATACCAAGTACGCACACATTAAGAACCGTATAGATTCTGGTGCTATTGCTACAATCCTCTATGACAGTTTAACTAAAGTTGAGGCAGAGAATCTTGAGTGGTTACATCGACCAGAGGAGAATATTGGGTGGAATATAGCTAAAGGTGGTAATATTCCACCATCGAGAAAGGGTAAGGTTTCACCTAAAGCAAAGCTAACTGGAGACAATAGAACAGAAAAACAGAAACAAGGTTCTATTAAACAGGCAGCTAAATTGCGTGGTAAAGTCACATCTAATGCAATTGAAGTGACCTTGTTTGGAAAAACATATCCATCAGCTAAGGAAGCTATGAGACAGTTGAACTGGTCTACTTCACACTATTATAAATACAAAGAATTGGTTGCTTCTGGTATGTCATTTGGCACTCCTGAACAACTTAAAGAATATACATACAAATTGAGGAATGATAAGATATCTAAGACTCGTAAAGAGATGGAATATCACTATAATCAATATACTAAATGATAAAAATTGAGAAACTAGACGAAGTCTATGTAAGAGTCTTTTCTGATGCTAGCATCGAACAAGAACTAGCAGACTTCTTTACCTACGAATATCCAGGTGCCAAGTTCACTCCACAATACAGAGCACGTTTGTGGGATGGTAAGGTGCGCATGTATGACCAAATCAGAAAGACATTGTATGTTGGTCTAGTTTCATACGTTGAAGAGTTTGCTACTCGCAACGGATACGGAGTAGAGTACGTTACTCCAGTAATGGTGCGTAATGGTATCACAGCAGAACAAGTAGAGGCTTACGCTAAATCGTTAAAGCCCATGGGTCGTGGACAACCTATCGAGATTCGAGACTATCAAGTAGAAGCAGTAAAGACTGCTCTCGATCAAGAGCGCACACTGCTATTATCTCCGACTGCATCTGGAAAGTCATTTATCATTTACACGACATTGAGATACCACGTTGCAAATAAACGCAAATGTATCATTATCGTTCCAACGACATCTCTTGTTGAACAGCTGTATGCTGATTTTCAAGATTACTCATCTGCCAACGGATGGGACGTGGATCGTCACTGTCAGAAATTGTATAGTGGTTTCACTAAAGAACTACACTCCAATGTCCTTATTACTACTTGGCAGTCAGTATACCTACAACCAAAGTCTTGGTTCGCTCAGTTCGATGTAATCTTTGGCGACGAAGCACATCAATTCAAAGCAAAGTCCTTAACAACAGTTATGGAAAAGATGGACAAGATCCGTTATCGTATTGGTACTACTGGTACGCTAGATAACAAGAAGGTTCACCGTTTGGTTCTTGAAGGTATGTTTGGACCAGTGCATAGAGTTACCACCACCAAAGCATTGATGGACTCCAACAAACTTGCCACACTAAACATCACATGCATCTTATTGAAGTACAACGATGAAGTTCGCAAGGCAAGAAAGAATAATACTTACCAAGAAGAGATGGACTTTATTGTTGGACAAGAACAACGCAACAAGTTCATTCGTAATCTTGCTATCAAGTCTGGTGGAAACACTCTTGTGTTGTTCCAGTATGTTGAGAAACATGGTAAGGTGTTACACGATCTAATCAAAGACAAAGCTCACAACACAAGAAAGATTTTCTTTGTTTACGGTGGTACTGATACTGCAGATCGAGAAGCGATCCGTCACATTTGCGAAGGTGAAGAAGATGCTATTATCATTGCTTCGTATGGAACTTTCTCTACTGGTATTAACATTCCTTCGATTGAGAATGTAATCTTTGCATCACCATCCAAGTCTAAGATTCGTAACTTACAATCTATCGGACGTGGGTTACGATTGAAGAGTGGTAAAACGCATTGTAATCTCTATGACCTTGCTGACGACTTGCATTGGAAGTCTTGGAAGAATCATACTCTGGGACATGCAGCAGAACGTTACAAAACGTATGCTGAAGAAGAATTTAAATTGAAAGTCGTTGAGGTAGAACTATGCTAACTGGAAAAGAAGTTTTCGTTGTAGTCAAGTTTATTAGCGGAGAACAGGTACTGTCTGCCTTGCAAGAAGAAGACGATACGTATATTGAACTGTTGCATCCGATGGTCGTGAAAACGATACCGAACATTGCGACAGGAAAAGAACATGTGACAGCTGCTCCGTTCTGCCAGTTTTCGAGAGATGATTCTTACCTAATAGATAAGAAGAACGTGATGTTTATCAAGTCGATGCATTCAACGTTCGTTCCTCATTATATGAGAATTGTGGAAGAGCACAATGACATCTCTCTTGCAGAAGAGCCAGATGAAGACACAAAGAGAAAGATTGAGCAACTCGTCGAGATCTTTGGAGATGCGTTGGATGACGATACGTCACCAGCAGAGGGAGATGGAGAAGGTATCTACATAGAAGGAAACGATACAAGACACTAACTAAGTTACTCTATTCAGCATCAACCCTAACACAGTGAATTATGCCCTAAGTCAACTAAATAAGCAAATCTAAATTGCAATACAGATAAACTTGTCTTGCATTGGTTGCAGAGGTATACTTACTCTTGCTTTGTTAATCAAAGGAAAATATCATGTATGGCACATTACGTAAATAACGCTGACTTCTTAGTGGCGATCTCTGAGTATAGAACAAAGGTTCTTGCTGCTAAAGAAAATGGAACACCTCTCCCACAGGTTAGTAACTACATCGGCGAATGCATTTTAAAGATTGCCAACCATCTCTCTTACAAACCGAACTTCATCAACTACTCTTATCGTGAGGAGATGATTTCGGATGGTATTGAGAACTGTCTTCAATATATCAATAACTTCGATCCGTCCAAGTCAAACAACCCCTTTGCTTACTTCACTCAAATCATTTACTATGCATTCTTGCGTAGGATTGCTAAAGAGAAGAAACAATCATACATTAAGGGTAAGCTGATTCAGGATATGCCGTTCGAAGCCTTTGAGTTACAAGACCAAGATGATGGTGGTGAATTTCATAATGCATACCTAGACTTTATGCAAAACAACCATACGTTTGATGATTCTTTTATTACAAAGAAAGTAGCAAAAGCTAAAAAGAAGCAAACCAATCTAGATGATTTTATAGGTGAAGTAGATGACTACCAAGGCGATAGCACCCCCATTGACGAGTCCGAGTGATGTAAGTTCATTTCTCAATAAGATTCGATCTGGATATGCTGGAGGACGACCAAGAACTGCCAGACGTATTCGCAAGAATGCATCAACAGGTTCTAAGCGAACGTTGAAAGGATATACGTTCGATCATTATGATGACATGACAAATTTGAAAGAGTTTATGAGTAACAGTGATAACAAAGTTTTTATGGGTGTGTCGGACTTTAGTGATTTAATCACTACTGAGATCCTACAGAAACGTGTAGTTGCAAACAAACAAACAGTCCATCGTGAAACTACTGTCCTTGCTAACCGCAAGGCTTGGGCAGAATGGTCTGAAGAAGAATTTGAAGGATGTCTCTTTGTACAAGGTTCTGCTTCTTCTGGATTCATTGTTGAAGAAGAAGACATGAACTATGTCACATACTCTGTGAATAGTAACTCAACAACTGTTCGTGCCTTTGGTGACGAAGTGTTCTGTGAATACATCATGGACTTGGTTACTGGTAAGTTCGACATTGTAACATCTTACATTGAATGGATCTACTCTAGTGACGGCAACTCTGTCAACGTTCCGCTCAATCGTGATCGTCTGCCAGTTGATGAGATGTATCCATTCCTTGGTGAAGAAAAACTCACTGACTACTACGATCGTTTCATGGCATCTTCTGCCAACATCCTCTTGTTGATTGGTCCACCTGGAACTGGTAAGACTACATTCATTCGTGGTTTGTTGTCACACACTGAATCATCTGCCATGGTTACATACGATGCAGCCATCCTTGAGAAAGATTATCTCTTTGCTCGATTCATCGAAGACGACACAAGTGTTATGGTGTTGGAAGACTCAGACGCATTCTTGAAAAGTCGTTCTGATGGTAACACAATGATGCATCGTTTCTTGAACGTTGGTGATGGTCTTGTTACCACTAAAGGTAAGAAGATGATCTTCTCTACCAACTTGCCATCTATCCGTGACATTGACTCTGCTCTGGTTCGTCCAGGGCGTTGTTTCGATATCGTTACGTTCGACGCACTCACTCTCCCACAAGCACAAACTTTGGCTGATAAACTCAATGTCTCTCTGCCAGCCAAGCCACGTGGTAAAGAAACTGAAAAATACAGCATCGCTGAAGTGTTCCACGT